CCGTCAAACCGAAAAAAGAAAGACCCCGAACCCGCAAAAGCGGAAATTTCTAAGCCTGTGCCCGCTGTTGAGCCGGTTACCGCCGTAGAAACGGCGACCCACAACTTAACGATACCGCCCGCACTCGCACAAACTGATTGTATATAATTCGCTGTAAGCATAATATTTTACCTCCTTTTTTAGTAGTTGATAGCAACTAAGTTACTCATTACATAACCGGACGTTAGCAGATAAGCCGCTTTTGCATAGTTCAACTCGTCTTTTTTGTCATACCACATTTCAACCATAGAAGCGGGTGAAACGGTATCCATGGCGGTTACAAGGTTTCCATCAGCAACAAGCATTGCAAGATTAAAATCAGAGGTTACACCAGCCCCGAAATTAATATCGCTGTCAGCAGCATAAGCGTCCCAAATTTGATATGGAATTACGGGGATACCTCTCCAAAATAATGCCATTGTACCATCTTGCAATAAACGATAAGCCGCCTCAACTCCCTGAATACTTTCGAGATATTCCATATAATTTTCATATACAGAATAAGAAACGTGCAGTGTAACGCCTTCCCTTTTTCTTAGTTGTGCCTTTAGTGCGCTGCTTGTATTTACACCACTTACAAGGTCAGAAAACATTGTAATAGATTGCCCTGAGGTCATAGCCGTACCGGAGGCCCCGCTTGTGTATGCAGTGATTGCACCGTCTGCAATCGCCTGCTTCCAAATTCCATCGAAAGGGGTGTAAAGCGGGTCGGTGCTTCCGGTATTCCCTAACCATGCCTGAGTGTGAATATCAGACATAAGGCTGTCCATCGTGCTATCAATTAGCAAAGTTTCTAAGATAGTGCCCGTAATTTCTGCACGCCTTACCCCTTTATTGCGGGCTTGTGCATAAACATCGTCAAGGCTTTCACCACATAATTTAGTGCCACCCTTCATTTTTACAGGCGTGAATGTCTTTTTATCGGGAGAAACCGTAGCATAATTCACAGAACCACAGCCCGTAGATTTACGCATGAAACCACGAACCGCAGGCACATAACCCACATAGGCAGTAATTTGCGTTTCAACTACTCGCATCCCTTTTGCCTCCAAATCATCAATAACGGGCTCAAAAAGAATAGATTTTAATTCTTCAACCCCTAATGTAACATTTAATTCTTTCAACATCTTTTTACTTCGTTAAATATTTACCGTACTTGCTTAATAGTTTTTTTGCACCATCAGACATAGTGCTGTTGTCCGCTTGGTTTTTGTTTGCCACCCTCTCAGTAGTGGCCTGAATGCTCGCAGCCGTTACTTGCTTTTTAAGATTTTCTACCTGCGTTTTTAGTTCGTTTTCCGTTTCGGCTTTCGCTTCTGCGTCAGCCGTAAACCGTGCGATTAACGCCTCAAGCTCATCAACTCGTGCCCGCAGTTCGTTCAGTTCCGCACGCTCATCGGCATTAAGTTCGTTTTTTACTACGGGTGTGGGCTTGTTTTCTTGGCCTTCGCCTTCATCACCGCCGCCCAAAAGTAAATTTTTGATTTTCTCTAAAATACTTTTCTCATTCATTATGTATAACTTATTAGTAATTTGAAACTGTTTTGCAGTATTTTTAGGCATGGGCTGCACGTCTGTAATTGCACCCTCAAATGCTTTTATTTCGTGAATCAATCCTATTTCGAGGGCTTCATTTGCGTTCAACCACCACTCACCACCGTTATTGTCTATTTGCTCTTGAAAGTATGAAACAGGCCTTCCGGTAATTGCCGAATACAACCCAAAGATTGAATTATCAATTATTGACAGCACCTTTTCGGCTGCTCTCATATCTTGTTTTGTGCCGTCCGCCCAACTGCCCGACTCGTGAATCATGAAAACGGTTGATGGGTCAGCAATTCTTTTCCCGTTGCTTCCTAACCATGTGGCCGCGCTCGCAACAATTCCCGAATAAAAAACCGTTACATCTTTGTGTTTTGAAAGTAGGGTATTGATATATAAGGCCGTATCAACATCACCTCCTAAAGAGGAAATATTGACCGTTACGGGCTTATCATAATTTCCTTTCATTGCGCTTAAGAATGTATCTTTTGTGATTTGGTTTTCAGACCACCAACCGCCGCCAATCTCAGAAATAATATTTATTTCTATCCCTTCGTCAGTTACCTCCGCAATGCTTCGGCCCGCGTTCTCCATAAAATCCCACTCCCAAAAATTCTTTACTTTCATAACTTTCAGTAATTATTGAAACTTTTATACAAAATTAACGAACGTTTTTTGTTTTGGTTTAAAATAATCAGTAACAAACTATTTATGAAGTATTTTAAAATATTTTAAAAATATTTTGCTTTTTTTGAAACCATTTATAAGAACCGAAAATCCGAAAGAAAACACCGTAATAGGGATTTATACAAATTACGGAAATTAAAAAAAACGGAAACAAAAAACGGCTACCCTAAAAAGTAGCCGTTTTTTTATTGGTGCGTCAGTTCCAAATAATATTTATCCCCCACCTTATTCTTAAACCACTGCCGCCAAAAGTCCCTACATTGAGCACGGCAACCGGAGCAGCCCATTGTAACAGAACCATCACCCAAAACTTTCAAAGCGTACAAACGGAAAAGTAAAACCATATCAGAATCAGACATATCCCTTGTAACTAACCACAGTTCAATAATATCCATAACGGTCTGCTTTTCTTCGGCAGTCAGATTGTATTCTGCTCTTTGTATTTCGGTCATATTGTTTTTAAAATATATATGTTTTTTATTATTTATTCATAACCTTTTTTGTATTTTGTTCGTTATATTACAGAAAGAATATAAAAACACAAATTAAAAGAAATGAAAGGAACTATTTTTATCTCATTGACCGTTGAGGAATTGCAGTCTATAATAATTGACTGCGTTAATTCTTGTCTGAAATACCATAAACCACAACCACAGCCACAGCCACAGCCACAGCCACAAAAAGAGCCAGACGTATGGTTTAACCTCAACGAACTTTGCCACTACCACCCAGACCAACCAAGCAAAGCCACTGTTTATGGTTGGGTTAATTCAGGGCGTATCCCCGTACATAAAGGGGATAAAAAGTTGCGGTTTCTTAAATCGGAAATTGATGCGTGGTTAAGAAAATAATCCTTTATCATATCACACTATTTTGAAAAACCCGCTTTTGTTCGTTTTGTATGTCTGTTAATCCCGTTACTGATTGGATTACCTGCAAACGGTCAATCCTACCATTTACCGCCGCAATCAATTTGATAATTTCTGCACTATCATTCATTCCGTTTTGTCCTGATTGATAAGCGTAAGGAATTACACCACCCGCCGCAAATCGTTTGCCGCCGCCCGCTGCGTTAATTTTGGATAGTAACGGTTTAAACATTTCGGTGCTACGCTTATTTATTACCGCCTCGCCTCCTTCCAACTCGATTGACCGGTTACCGATATAACCCTGCACCCCGCCACGCTCGTGTGAGTTGCCCTCAACTAACCCGCCTTTTGCAAACTTTTGAGAAAGTACCGCACCCGTTTGTAGTGCAGCCCGCCCGATTGCCGCGGCTGTTAAAAATATTCTCAATGACTGAGTAAAATCTGTCGTTACTGCTGCATTGCTATTAATCAAGGATAACTCCTTTGCTAAGTTAATCGCAATTTCCGCAATGGTAATAGTTTTTGTAACCGCCGCCAACTGCTTTCTAATCTTAATTTCTTCTTTCGCCTGCCGCTCTTGGCTTGCTGTTTTTTCTTTGTCGTATTGTTCCTGAGTAATTTGCTTATTGTCAAGGTATGATTTTAACATCATTTGCTCTCTGTCATACTTTTGCTGAACCAAAGAAAGACGGTTATTTTCATACGTTTCGGTTAGTAGCAATGCAGCGTCGAACGCCTGCGATTGTAATTCTGTTTTTGCGCCCTCGATTTGTGCTAACTGTTCTTCAATCAATCGTGCATTATCTGCATTTACTTTTAATTGTGCAGCTAATATTTTTTGCGCACCCGCTTCGATTGCATTTATTTCGAGGTTTAAATTTGTTTCAATTCGTTTTAATTTTTCCTGTTCTGCTACCTGTTCAATTTGTTGAACTTCGCCAACCGATAATATTTTCTCCCTGAGTGCCGCCTCTTGTATTTCTTCTTCCTGCTTTTTGGTCAGTTTTATAATTTCGGGTGTGCTAATTTCCTTTGCTTCTTTTACCGTTTTTATTTCTGATGCAGCCAACCCTTTTGAGTCAATAGGTTTCATTTTTGGGATTACAATAGGCTTTTCACTTCTTGAGTCCCTTTCGTTTTCGTAGGCATCCCGCTTGTTTTCCAAATCTCTTTGTTTTTCTTCCGCTGATTTTGTAAACTCGTTTAGATCATCCGTTGCTCCTGATAGCCAATTTCTAAAGGTTTTCCCGCTAAAGAAATCCACAGTTCCTTTAATTATTTTACTTTGATTATTTGCGCCCGACGTTAATCGCATCGTGATTTGGTCAAACTTCAAATATAACTCCGTGTAAAACATCAGCACCTCAGTAAGATAAGCCCCTAAAGATTCTTGCAACTTTCCGAGCGTATCTGTTAATACTTCGGTTTTGTTTGTGCCCACATCTAAAGCCCTTGATGCGCTCCCCTCAAATTTAGTAAAAGCGTCGGTTACTTCTTCTACTGTAACCTTATCTTTATTCAAAGATTCTCCGACCTCCTTTAACGCTTTATCCTTTCCGAGTAACGAGTTTGTTACGTTTTTAGTGGCAGCGTCTAAGTCCTTATTTGTTGCTGTTGCGTAATCCAATACAAGCGGGGTCAGTTTCTCCACTTCATCCGCTGTTAATCCAAGTAGTGATAATTGAGCCTGCGTTGCTTGTATTTGTTCCGCCGTAAACCCGAATGTTTTTAACTCCAACTCATCCGCCTGATCCAACAACCTATCCAACGCCGCCGAACTTTCGCCCCCTATATTAACTATTACATTCTCTAATTTTGCGGCTGCGTTTTCCGCCTCGTTAAACGCAGAAACAGAACCCTTAATAAAATCAAATGCAGCATTCGCAGCAAAAGCGCCCGCCGCCGCCACATTAAAACCGCTAAAGACATCAGAAAATCCGCTCTTAAAACTTGATAGACTTGAGTTTATAGATTCGGTGTAATTACCCACATTCCGGAAATTATCGCCTATCCCTTTATCAAGTTCTTTGAGTTGTGTTTTAAGTTCGTTTATTCTATCTACCGTATTTTTGCCTACATCGGCGTTTCGTTCCGCCTCAGACAAAGATTTAAATTCTTTTGTAAGTTGGCGCAGTTCTCCCTGCAATTCATTGTAAGAACCCACCGCAACTTTTGTATATTCAAAGGTTTTGTTTAGTTCGGTTTGCGCCGCTTTGCTTTCTTTGAGTTTGCGCTGTAAATCAATTTGGGTTTTCAATAAATCATCATAAGCCTGAGATGATTTATCCACGGCCTCAATGTCTTTGTTGAGGGCTTTTTGCTGCGCCTGCATTAACTTTAACTCCTTATTGACTTTGATAAGTTCTTTGTCTAAGTCGCTAATTTGTTGATCACCATCAAGGATTATTTTTATACCTATTACTTTATCCGCCATAACTTTATTCTATTAGTGTTCCACGTGGAACATTTTATTTTATCTTTTGTAAAAATACAGTCTTTTTGCCCGCTTCGGAAACCCTGATTTTATCATCAAAGTAATACAAAAAAACTACTCTATCGTTTACGGTTAATTCTTTGCCAAAGTTTTCTAATTTGTACCCGTAAGACGTTACGCCGTTACAACTATGCAGGCGCAAAGAATCAGAGAAAACCACGATTGTTTTTAAATTCGTATCCGGCTGCCACTTCCCCAAAATCGGGTTAGGCTCAGAAACACGCCCACAAGAAAAAAGTAAAACAACCGCAAAAGAATAAAGAAAAGGTAAGATAAAATTTTTCATATTAGATATTATTAAAACAGTTTAATCCTGAATTTTCAATTAATGCCACGTCTGCACTATCAGCAAACACCTCCAATAATAGCGAAACGCTGCATATTTCTGTACTACCTACAACGTAGTTTTTAATCTCCTGAATCGTGTACAAGTTCCCGCCGTACTGAAAAAACGCTTTATCCCGGATAGAATGTAGGTAATTGATAAGCCAAGCCGAAACAATCATTTTTAACTCCAAAACCTGACCGCCTCTTTTACTTACTTGCTCCCTGAGATAAAACCGCTGCAAAAGCCCCGCCGTTGTGTTTCCCAATACGTTTACTTCATTCCCAAAACTTAAAGAAAGCACCTGAGTAGATAGCGCAGGATAATCAAACATATAAGCGTAATTGTATTTCGTGTAAACGGCAGCCCCTCCATTATACGTCATCTTCCATCCACACGAAATATTTACACCCTCCTCAATCAATGCCAACATTGTTTGATATTCATAATGCTTTGCAGGATAAGGCAGAACGCCATCCCAATCGGCATTCCATAAACGAGGCATAATGATAGCGGGGGTAAACGTGCCGCCATTGGGGTCTGTTTCTGTTTCCGCTGTTTGTTGATCAGCTATGAGAGAAAACCGCCCGAATGTGGGATTTTCGGAAACCGTTACATTTTGCTTTGCTTGTGTTTCCATTCCCCAAGTGGCAGAATACAAAATTTCGTTTGTACCGTTTTCGATTTGCCCTACGTAATTATCGCCCTCGTTATGTTGAAACCGCACAACCTCCCCCAAATTATCGTAAATTTTTACCGTTGTTTCACTCCCTACGTTTACCAATTCGTTAATATCTATAACGGTTGTATTGTAAAACCCTGCGGTTAATCCCGCACTCGCTGCATAATTATTGCGAGGCTCACAGTAGAATATTTTCCGGTTTACATCTGCATAAAAATACAGATTAAACAAATGTGTTAAGCCCTTAATAAAATTTAATTGGGTAGTGTCTAACGGTAAACAATCCGAAATATTTACTTCGTCAAGCTCTTGCACTTCCGGCCTGCGCTCCACAAAAACAAATGATGTTGGGTCTATTGTATAAGTTGTGCCCGTCGTTCCACTAATCCAAAAACTATAATCTGAGGCTGCATTTACGGTGATCCAATCAGATTCAAAATACATTTCTACCCCATTATCAGAAATTAAAGGAGGGAAATACAGGGAAATTAAACCACCTCCGATTGTTTCCACAAACCACAAAGGAGGCCGCCACGCGTCAGTGGTTTTTAATCTGCATGATATTTTTATTTCGTATGTAGTCGCCGGAGTAAAAATTCCGGTAGTTGCGTCATACTGTCCTCCGCCATCAAAGTTCGGAGGCGTAAAGTCATCATCAAAAATAAGTTGCGCTAAAGGTAGCGGAAAGATACCGCCACCGCCAGGGAAAACACCGGATAAAATTGTGGTAAGTTCCGCCCGAAATTCAAACGTATTTTTGTACGCACTATCGCAAAGGTAGGGTCCACAAGTAAACAAAGTATAAAGTTTTGCAGCGTCGGGCGTTCCCCAAAATGTAGAACTTAATTTGTATCCGATACCGTTTAAAATCTTTTCTAATATGTAGGCTACATTTATAGCGGGTCGCATTTCGGTCATTGCAACCTCATTAACCGTGTCAAGGTCCCCATAATTCACAAGCGGAAAAACAATCTTACCAGAAACCCCGTTTTCTATCGTTGTTCTGTCGTGCGTAAAGCTTTCCGTAACTACATCTCTAACCTGCCTATCTGATAGCAAATACGCAAATTCCAAATTATCCCCGTACAAAGTAACCACAATAGAACTAACGCCCGAAATATTACGCTTAATTTCTGCAACTCTCGCTCTACCTGAAAATACAGAAACTCCGTTACTCTCTATGTACGCAGTCGCACCCGCTGCGGAAAGATTAAGGAGTGCCGATTGATTTACGTGTGTAGCTGGTAGTTCGATTGTTTGAGTAACTGCTCCACGTCTTTGCCCTACTCCTGATATATCATTAATAGAAAAATTAGCCAAAATATTATCAGTATTTTGCGGCGTTTCTATTTCTATGTAGTTTATATATAGCCTTATCATAATGACAAAATAGGGTTTGAATATTGAAATTCAAAGTTAGTAAAATATTCTGCTGTCTCCGAATTGTAAGCCTCCACATTTGAACTAAGAAGATTTACCGGAATCAAAGTAGAATCAATCCCGAAATTTTCAAGCATGATGTAAGCCTTTCCGGACAATAGTAATTCCTTCGCAAGCCACGCATACTCTTCAGTTGTGCATTTTGTTTGCAGTTTTATTTTCTGCAATGAGTTTGCGGTTAAGACTTCGCCACCCGTGGCAGAAACATTTATATGTGAATAGAATAATTTGGCGTGCTGTTTTGAGTAAGTACTCCTGTCTGCTTCGTATTCCTGTACCCGTTCAAAATAGAAATTAAAAAAGTCAATCCCGCCCAAGCTATTGAAAAATATTACTTTTGCTTCAGGAACGCACGTAGTAATTACCCTGCTAATCGCTGCGTATTTTACCGTAAACCCCGGACCGATAGCAGCCTTAAAACCGAATTGCACCGTATAAGAAACCGCACCCGCTGAAATTAAAGATGTTAAATTTGCCGTTCCGATTGGGACAATATAATAAAGGTCATCCTTTACGGTAGTATTGTTTGGGAAAGTCAAGAAATCAGTGCTTATATTTGTCGTGCCGTTTGGCATTGTACTTACAACCCTAACCCCGTTTAGTGGTTCGCTGCTTGCAAAGAAATCGCCCATTACTGGCAACGCTGCAACCTCCCATTCTAACGCCCCGATTTTACCGCCGTTTGGCCTTGTGCTGAGGATTGATTTTGAGGTTACACCTGAATTGCCAAGAAACAAATAATCATTAATATCCCGTGTAGCGTTATCGGTTTGAAATCTGCCACGAATTGCGCCCACCGTTGCAATGGAGGGCGTGAACGGGCTGCCTTCGCTCTCTATTAATCCGGTTGTGCTATCTTCTACAAACAACTGAAAAGACGGTTGAAAATAGCAATCCATTATGTTTAAGTGTCGCGCGTTCGTGTCTGCAATATCAGCAAACGCAAGCACCGGATAAGTATATTTTTTTACAATTTCGCTAAAGTCAAAGTAAAAATAGGCCTCCAGCGTGCCGTAAACCGCCGCTGTTTTTTGCACGGTTTCCGTATAAGTTACACCTGCCTGCCTAATCGTTAGCGTGCATTCAATTAACGCAGGTACGTCATCACCACCACCGTAAACAACCCGAATGTAATACTCAATCGGGCTGCTATCAAGATAGACATACTTAGTCGGTTGTGAGGAAAAAGTTATAGTGTAGGCCATAAAATATTTTGTTTGCTTAGTCTTAAAATTGAACGTTTTACGCCCCTATCGTCTTCTTTTACTTCAGGGTAAAAAGGTAATTCCAATCCATCGCCCACCCCCACAGAATCCCACCAAATAACCGCCCCCGTTAAATCTTGTTTAATTCTTACCCTATCGCTATTTACGTGTCCCATCATAAGCTAATATCCATTATTGAATTATATAAATCTTCGCTTCTTTCGCCACTTAAAAACCTACTTTCTAAGGGTAGAATTAATAAATTTAACACAAAAACGCCCGAATACCCGATACTTATATAAACCCCCTTGCAATCCTTTAGGTGGTTTTCGGCTTCTTCCCAATTAGGTTTTACGTTGCTTTCGTTTTTATTTTTCATTTTTATTACTTGTTTAAAATTTATATTTACCTACCTGATTAATCGTTTCAAATTTCGTACTAATAACCGTTTTAAAATACTCTCCGATTGCCTCCGCAATCTCTTTGTCTTTCCGTTTCAAAGCGTCATCTATAAACTGCGTTCTTTTTCCGGTACGACTGTATTTTAGTGCTCCTTTTGACGGTATGCCAACCTTAAAGATATTTTGATTGATTGCGTGAGTTGCTTTTTTTGCCTCCAATCCTGATAATTTTAAACGCCGTTTTACCCAATCGAACAAAATTGAAAACGGAACGTAAGTCCCTGGCAATCTACCGTAATTTAAAAACGTCCCGTAATTGAAAAACAGTATCTCGATAACAGCCCTGTTTTTGATTTCCGTTTCTTTCGATTCAAACGAATTGATTAACCCGCCCGTATCGTTGTGTCCTTGTAGCTTTATTTCTTCTACGAGTGCAGAAATTACAATATTTGAAATATCCTTTAGTGTGGTCATTGGTAGATTGATAAAAGGTTATCGGGATTAACCGTAGGCAAAGACAAACCGCTGTATGTAGTAGGATTTTCTACGGTACTAATAATGCAATCAGGCGAATAAAAAACAGTAACGGTACATTTTATGATTATGTTTTCGCCTTCTACCGACCTTGTAAAACCAAAGCTATTTGTACCTAAAAATTTATCCGTGTAATTATTGCAATACCCCAGAATGTCAAAGAGGGCTTTTTCCATTTCTGAAAAGTATAATTCTGTTTTGTGCCGGTTGTCAGTAGTGCCGTCCGGTAAAAACTTATACTTTGTAATCATGAAAATATCCTGACTTTGTGATACTTTTTTTGCGTTCTGTATCCCTTCAGCGTTTCCATCGGAGGGTGTAAGTAAAAGTAACGGGTACTGCTTTACCGCTGCATTGTCTTTGAAATTTTCAGATAATACGTCTGTATAGTTCCCAAAGTGGGAAGACTTCACAATCGTAGAACGTGAGGCCGCAAATTTCAGGAAAGTAATAATGTCGCTATAATTTTGCATAAGTATTTTCTATTTTGTGTCGGCTATTTTCATAGCTTAACCACGTTAATACGTCATATAGTTTTGCAAGTTCTGCCGATTGTATTGGGGTTTTCCCGGATAAATTCCACAATCCCGATTCAGCAACTCGCAAAAGAACCGGATACCACCCGTAAACTTTTCCTAGATTGTTGCCACCGGACGCAATCCACTTGCTATCAGTAACGCCCGTAAACGCTTGTTTAAACTTGTCAAAGATGAAGTTTTCGTATTGAGCAAAAAAAAACTAAAGGTCAGTAAATGGAGTAGAGTGCAATTGCTTTTGAAATATTTAACCCGTTCTTCGAGTTTGTCGGAATCCTCAAATGCTTCCTCGTTTTCTTTCCTACAAAGCAACGCCATAAGAAAAACCGCTTCATCGTTTCTGTTTTCGCTTTTTTGGTGATAATGCCGTAATTGTTGAGCGTTCACAAATTCACCAAACTTTGAATCCTTCAAATTTTCGGAGGGGTAAAAATACTTTTCCCCATCAATCTCGAAAAATTCGGAGGCTGTCAAATCCTGAGGAAATAAAAAACGCTCCATTATTTTCCAAATTGCCATTACTTCATTAATCCCTAATTCCTTTGCGGCGTCGCCAATTCTTTGCCTCGTGTCATTCCATTTGCCCCAAAATCCAACGGACTGATAAATGTATTTAGCGGCCTCAATCTCTGATTCTTTGTCGGTCGGTCGCTTAACCTGATACTCATATTCCAAATATTCATGCAATGGAATCCGGTTTAAATCGGACTCCATTACAAAAGACTTTTTACCCTTTTTCGTTTTTATGTCGTACTGTATCATAATTTTATAGTGCCGTCAATGTCAAATCAAAAGCGGTTACATCGTTTTTCAATAATTGTACCGATTCCACAACGTCCCAACTTCCAAAAACAGAACACGATACAAATGAATTTTCAGCATTTGCTGCCGCTATTACATACGAAAAAGTTACGGCACGGGAGTATCCGAATTCCCCCGCTATCGCTTCCCTGATGGCAGTGATTACATTATGCGCATTTGTAGCCACGACCGGAGACGAAAAAGTTACAGCCCCGATAGTAGCAAGTGTAATCCCCACAACTTTAAGCGGTTTGGCCGCGTCTGTTTCTACATAAGTAGCTGCGCCGGCAGAATCCGTATAGGTTACTTTTGGTGTAAGCGTTACAGCGGAAAGCCCAAAGTTTTTAGATACGTTATTCTCCGTGTAATATAGTTTCCCTATTGTAGAAGAACAGCCCACCACCTGCAAAAATATTACTCCCTTATCGCCTGCCGTTAGTGGGGGTGTGTATAGATACAGTACATAAGAGTAAACAACTTTTAAGCTATCCAAAATTTCTTCAATCCCAGCCTTTACCGCCGCCCCGTTAGTTAGTAATGTAGTGCCTGAACGTATTGTATGATTTACTCCATCCACCGTAATACTAACCGCTACATCCCCGGCAATAAACCCCGTATCCGTTACGCTGCCGGTATATGTGCTATTGGTAAAAACTTTATTTACCTCACTAACCGCTATTTGGTCAGCGGATGCGTTTCCAAGTAAGCCCACATAAGCCGATTGAACCGCCTTGATAACGTTGTTTCTCATTGCTTGTTCTTGCAGCGGTGTAAAGGATAAAGCCGCTACATCAAAAACGGTTTGTTTTAAAATTGTCCCAATGTCTGTTAATTCTGCCATTTTCTTTAGATTTTAAGATTTTGATTTTGTTTGTCTTTCCTTTTCGTATTGTGCTATTGTAGTGTAGCCAAAGCCTGCGCCTATTGCGGTTACAAGTCTTTTTCTCATAGATGAGTGTAACGCTTCTATGTGTTTAGCTTCAATAATTCTGAGCGCGTCCCACTCAGAAAGAAACGAAATTAGTTTTTCTTTCATCCCTTCGTGCCCTACCGCTACGGGTTTTGTCGCTTCGATTACAAGGTTTTGCAGTTCCATTTCGAGCGCATCGACTGCGTGATTTTTTATTTCTGCAATTTCCCTTTCCGTTTTTTCTGTCTTTTTTGGTCGTGCCATAATATAATATTTTTACAAATTTATATAATTTTAAATTATTAACGAAATTTATTTTAAAAATGTTCCACGTGGAACATTTTTAAACAGTTGCTGACGCTCTGCCTGCATTCTCAAAAGCCTGCAAGGCATATCGGGTAGCGTCTGTAATATGATTGTATTTGTCTATTGGTACATTCTTTTCCCGCCCGTCTGACTTGTCGGTTACCCAAACATAACTTTCAATCTCATTCCAAGTATTTACCGAATCGAATGTAATATTTTTTTTGTATTGATTTAAAATACTTAATCCGGTAACTATCGAACCCGCACCCTTTTTACTTTGCGTAATATTCCAACCTCTTTTTTTAAACCAATCAATTGCCAAAAGTTCGGCACTATCTGCTATAATTTTGTCGTACTTTTTTACTCCGTTCCTGACTAGTTCTTTCTCCAAATCATCAAGCCCTAACCCGTTTTTGTAAATCAATTCGTGTAGGTACAATTCGCCATTCAACAAACCAACAAAAACAAGTGCCGTTACATCGTTTGTAAATCCAAAGTCTAACCCGTAGGCATACCTCTTAAACTGATTGGGCAGCCCTTCAATACCGTAATAGTTTTTCCAGATCTGACCCGATACTTCTCCCAATATACCCAAGCCCATAACCCGAAATTTCGGAGGGTCGGTTATCCGCCACGATTCAATTTCTGCCCTGATGGCTTCAGGCATATACGGGTTATCCTTGTACGTAGTAACCGAAAACCTTACACCCGATTTCGGTGTAAGGTCTGCATTAAGGTATTTTTGAAACGCCCAAAATTTGCCGGTCGGATTGTAGTCTATTATTACTTTATCCGACGTTCTCATTTCTAACTGTTCAAAGATAGAGTATTTTACGCCTTTGCCCTCATTGACGTACAGAAACCGCCGTTTACCCGCCTGCGCATCCTGGGCCGTTTCGTAGCTGACAAACTCCACAGTCCAACCCGTGGCGAACTTGTAATGAGTATTATTTTCAGTTGGCTTTTTTGGTGTGATTAGCAGCGTCCTTGCAAGTTCACTTTTATTTAGTATTTGCAAAAATTGCCTGATACAATCCCTTTTTAAATTTGGCAAATCCTGACCGGTTACGGTTATTACATCGTTCTCACCCTTCGCAGGAAACCGTTTTGGATTGCAAACTATGTGTATTAATGCTTGTAGAATGCCGTAAGTCTTTCCGCTGCCCGTACCGCCTTGTTCAATAATTATACGTTCAGGGCTGTTTAAAACCCTGCTATATATTGCCGTAACGGTAGGAAAGAGTTTAATTTTATTCATACAACCAACTGTAAAACAATATCAATATTGCACAACTTTTTAGGCTTATCCCTTTCCCCTTCATAATAATACACCCCAAAAAACCCGTGATTCGTTTTTTGTGGAGGGATAAAACACGTCTTTGTGTTTTTTGCTTTCATTACTTCCAAAAGTTCGTTTTTTGCTTTTTGGCTTATCGGGACTTTTGCAATATTTCTAATCATTCGATTTCAATATTTGAAAGTTTCTTTAGTAGTTCCTCAAATCCGGTAACTTTAACATTTGATTCTGTTTGCAGTTGCTCTTTTTCCTCCTGACTTGCAAGCAACTTGTATAAAAATATCCTTTCTGGTGCGCTCTCTGATTGTGAAAACTTTTTACGCAGACTTAGTTTCTCTTTTACCCTATTTTCATGAAGTGCGTTTTTAATTGCGTCCACTTCGTCTAATCCGTGATTATGATATGTTTGTTTTGATATACCCAAATAAGCCACCACGTCATCCGTAAAATACAGATTATGCTTCTTAATTTCGAGTAACGCCCTTTGTTTCAATTCCTCAGTATCATAATGTGGTTTACTTGCTTTTTCTTTCGCCTTCGTTGTTTGCTCTCCTTTCGTTCTCATATAGCATTTTTAAAATTTCGTTTTCCCTTTCATTATTACGTCTTTGCACCGCTTTTAGTTGCACCCGAATAAGACGCCTATAATAATCTTTAGTTTGGTAAATGGCAATTTACCGATATTTTTCAGAACAAAGATAGTTAAATTTTGTTTGATTTACAAATTAATTTTTAAAACGGTAAGTCCCATGGGTTACCTTTTAGCACATCTAAAAGCTGGCACAAGTAGGGAAAGTTTACGAGCACATCATTCGCTTGCATATCTCCGTAAGGTGATTCTGCGGCTAATTTTATTACTTCTTTGATGTCATTTCCTAATTTCTCAAACTCTTCCGGAGTTAAGTCGATAGAAATTTTAATTAGTTTTGGTTCGATGTTCATATTATTTATAGATTAATTATTGATTTACAAATTAATTATTGAGAATTTCGCAGCGTCTGATTGCTCCGGAACTTTTGCAGAATAGTTGTCGTGCATAAAATTTAATACGTTTTCAATAAATCTAACCATTTCCGGTTTATTCATATCCCGTTTTCTTTTTGGAATTTTAAAGATTTCCCCCGTAATTACATCCGGAACTTCTTCATACCAAAATCGTAATTTCATAAGAGTGTCCGTATCTTGCAGGCTTAACCTTTCACCGGTATCAGCATAAACGAATGATTGTACAATAGGGTAAACCGCACCATAAAGAAACCCGTACTGCCTTATTTTGTCGGGATTGTCTTCTTTAATTTCAATACTCACCGCCTTATCGTTGTACTTTTGTAACTCCTTTTCAATCATTTGAAGTACGGTTTTCGGGGTCGTATCGTTTTCGATTTTTACTATTAACTTCATTTTTTTGCTTTATGTTTTTGCTTTTTACCTTTTGAGTAGCTCCGTTTTAGTTTTGTCGGAACAAAATCCGGTTTTTCTTCTTTTGCCTCCATAAAATCGTCCGGCCTATCGTCAAATTCTGACATCGCCAAAAGCATACCCATTAACAAATATTTACTAAATTTATTTCTCATAATTTTACGCTTTAAATTTTAAAAAAAACTCCGGAAAATTTCACAACCTCCGGAGGGTTTTTAACAACTAATACATGAAATTATCCATCACAATTTATTTTATATCTAATCTTAATTGACTTTTGTACTTCTCAAAACGGTTGAGGGCTTTATCAAAATATTCCTTATCAATCTCGCAGCCCACAAACTCAAACACTAAATTGTGGGCTGCGATTGCGCTGCTGCCTGAACCTAAATGAGTGTCCAAGATTTTGTCCCCCTCTTTTGCGTACCGTCTTAATATCCATTCGTATAACTCTATCGGTTTTTCGGTGGGGTGTATTCTCTCTTGTTTGTTTTTCATATTACCCTGAAGCATACCTGACCACATAAAAGAAAAACGCCTGACCGCAGTGTCAAAGTTAGTCCAGGCCAATTCACAATCAGCAAAATCATTATTCCCGTTTAGCTTATCCCAAACAATCCAACAACTACTGTTGGCATCGGGGATGTTCTGTATAAAATGATTTGCCCCAAAGATTATAGCCTTTTTTGATACTCTCAAAATATCTGCTATTGCTTCCTTTGAAATTGGGGTTTTGTCCCAATTTTTTGGAGTATATTGTTTCGCTTTTGCCATTTCGCCTCTTGAGTGATTTTTCTTTCCGTCTTCCCCTATCCCATACGGAGGGTCAACAATAGCCAAATCAAACGCATTATCTTTAAGCGTTTTCATGTACTCCCTACAATCCACGTTTAAAAATTGTATCATTTTTTGTAATAATTATTTATTAATACCTGAAAATCTGCCAGACAATCAATAATAATATAGTTGCCCACCAAATCCGCCTTAACCTCAAAATCCTTTTGTTTGTCTGACTGCGTTCCCTT